TAAAAAATTGGGTAGAGTTATTAGGTATTGATGAAAAACAATTTATGAGAGAAACAGATGCTAGTTTTAAACTTAGTATAAAATTTACAGATTTTTATAAAAAAGGAGAAGCTTTTCATTATCCTTTTGGACGACCTAATTTAGAAAACTGTAGAGCAGGTTTAAATGATTGGTGGTTTAAAAAGTTATTTAAACCAGAAACTCCATACACTGATTACGCTGATTGTTTTTTTCCTAACATGGCTTTAGTAAACGAAAATAAATTTGATAACAACCCTATTCCTAAAATAGGTTTTGATCCTAAAACAGATGCAGCTTACCATTTTGATGCTGTAAAATTTGGGATTTGGTTAAAAAATAATTTCTGTATTCCAAAAGGTGTCAAACATGTAGAAGAAGAAATAGTAGACATCAAACAAAACGAAGATGGTATAGAATCTATCAATGGTCATAAAGCAGATTTATTTATAGATTGTACTGGTTTTAAATCTTTGTTGTTAGATAAGACTCTTAAAGTTCCTTTTGAATCCTATGATGATATTTTAATTAATGATTCTGCTTGGGCTACAAAAATAAACTATACAGATAAAGAAAAACAATTAGTGCCTTATACAAACTGTACAGCTATTGAAAACGGATGGGTTTGGAATATACCTCTGTGGTCTAGAATAGGAACTGGTTATGTGTATTCAAGTAAATTTGTAGATGATGATAAAGCACTTCAAGAATTTAAAAACCATTTAAAACAAGATGACTTAGAATTTAAAAACATTAAAATGAGAATAGGAATACATAAGACACTTTGGGAAAAGAATGTAGTTGCTATTGGTTTATCAGCAGGATTTATAGAACCTCTAGAAAGTAATGGTTTGTTTTCAGTACATGAATTTTTAATAAAATTACTAAGAAATTTACAAAGAGGCAAAGTTTCTCAGTGGGATAGAGATAACTTTACTTTTAGTTGTAAAAGAATGTTTAGAACTTTTGCAGAGTTTGTAGCTTTACATTATGCTTTGTCTCACAGAGATGAAACACCTTATTGGAAATATTTAAATAACAAAAATTGGTCTAAAGAATTAATTAATTTACAACCACAACTTATACATGGATTTTTAGCAGCTTCTTTTGACAGAGATCAAAGCTACAAATTTGAAACTGCAGGTGGGTTGCATTGTATTGCAGCAGGAATGCATTGGTCTCCTACAGATCTACCATCTTTATTTTATGAAAACTGTAATGCAGATTATGATAAATGGAAAAAAGATTGGGACACTGATATTTTTAAACTTGAAATAAAGAAAACAACTTACAAAGATTTTATACAAGATGTGCCAACGTTAAAAGAATACCTAGAAAACAAAATACACAATGTCAATTAATAGTGAGTATAGTTATTGGTATTTTAAAGGAGCACTAAGTGAAAAATTCTGTGATGATGTTATTGCTAGAGGTAAAGAAGAAAAAGAAAAACTAGCTGTAACAGGAAAGTATGAAAAGATAGATTCAGATAAATTAACAACACCACAAGAAACAGATTTAAAAAAAGTTAGGAATTCAAATATAGGTTGGTTAAGTGATCAATGGATTTACAGAGGTATTCATCCTTATATTCATGATGCTAATAAAAATGCAGGTTGGAATTTTAATTGGGACTTTTCAGAAGCCTGCCAATTTACAAAGTATAAAACAAACCAACACTACGATTGGCATAAAGATTCTTGGGGAAAACCTCATGATAAACCTAATGATCTTAATTATCATAGTAAGATAAGAAAACTATCTGTGACTTGTCAATTAACAGATAGCTCTGAATACGAAGGGGGAGAATTAGAGTTTCAACCAAGAGATAAAGAAGACCCAAATATTATATTACCTTGCGTTGAAGCAAATACAAAAGGATCTATTATAGTATTTCCTTCTCATATTTGGCATAGAGTTAAACCAGTAACTAAAGGAGTAAGATATTCATTGGTAGTTTGGAGCCTTGGATATCCATTTAAATAATATGGATTTTGAAAAAAAAGGATACACAGTATTAAAAAAAGTTTTAGATCAACCGGTGGCAAATTTTATCTATAAATATTTTTTAATGAAAAGAAAAATTGCAGATATTTTTTACAAGAATAAATACATTCCCCCTAATTCATCTGAATGGGGTATATGGACAGATATACAAGTTCCAGGAACTTATTCAGTGTACGGAGACATTGCTATGGAAACTGTACTTGTAGAGTTAAAACCTTTGATGGAAAAAATTACAAATAAAAATTTGTTTGAAACATACTCTTATGCAAGAATATATAAAAAGGGAGATGTATTACATAAACACATTGATAGGTTCAGTTGTGAAGTATCGACAACATTAAATCTTGGAGGCGATCCATGGCCTATTTACATTGAACCAGGTATTGAAATTAATTTAGATCCCGGTGATATGCTAGTTTATAGAGGTGATCTATTAGAACATTGGAGAGATGAGTTTAAAGGTGATAACTGCGCACAAGTTTTTTTACATTATAATGATTCTAATACAGAAGGTTCTGAAAAAAATAAATACGACGGCAGGGCTTCTCTAGGTCTACCCGGCAAAATTAAATTTAATGTTTAATAATTAATTTATTGATATCAGGTAAGTAAGCATATCTTAAATCAGATTGAGTCATCATTTCTTCTAAATCATTTAAGTCTTCGACTAAAGGTTGTCCGGGTAGATTTAAAGAAGTGTTTAAAACAATTTCAAAGTCTGTATGATAGCCTAGTTCTTTAATAAGATTAAAATAATTAACGTTTTGATTTTTATCTAAGACCTGCAATCTACAATTATTTTCATTGGATAATATGTTTTTAAATTTTTCTTTGTATTGTTCTCTGACATTATATGTAAATAACATATAACTCCCATCTCCTTTATGTTCAAAGAAATAACTGTTTAATTTTTCTTTTGTAATGGTGGCTGCAAAAGGTCTATACCATTCTCTTTTTTTTATTGTGTTTATTTTTTCTAAACAATTTTGTGCAAACGGGTTAATTAATAAACTTCTATTTCCAAGTCCTCTTTGTCCTTGTTCTGACCTACCTTGAAATAAAGCTATAGGTTCTTCTATTAAAAGTTTAGCAACTTTTTTTATATCTATATCTTTAATCTCAAAGTTACTAGAGAAGTTTAAATTGTATTCAGGTTTAAAACCTAAGTTTACTGTGTTTAGTTTTTTTAATTTATTATCTAAAAGCCAATTAGCTACACCTAAAGTAACGCCTTGATCATTGTTAAACGGGTCTACATGTACGTCATATAGTTCTAATAATTTAGTATTGTTTATTATGTTTTGAGCAAAACCACCAGTAAGGGTTAATTCTTTTTCTATATTAGATTCTTTAATAATATTTAAAAAAGATTTTTCACAAATTTTTTGAAATGTTTTTGCAACATCCTTGTCTTTGATTGAATAGTTATAATTTAATTCAGGTTTTAAATCGTCATGTATATTTAATTTATTGTTAAAATTTTCTCCATCCCAAATTTCTTTTTCTATATCTTTGTTAAATTTGCCATAGGTAGAAAGAGCCATAAGATTACCTTCTTGACCAAACCACCAACCAAACTCTTTTCTCATAGCCTCATAAGCTTGCCCTAGACCGTATTTGTTAAAGTCAGTATAAGTAACTATGTTTTTTAAATTATTATATATTGAGAAAACCTCATAGCTATTGCCTCTTGTTGCACCACGACCATCGACTACAATGCAGTTATCGGTTGGGTTTGTTAAAGCAGAGCAATAAGCGTGGTATTTGTGGTGGTCTAAAAGTATATCTACATAAAGATTATTAGCATCAATGATACCATTTCTTATTAAACAATGTTTCCATAGAGGAACACTGTTGTCATCTAACCCTGTTAGATAAATTTTTTTAAAACTATATTGTTTTAATTTGTTTATTAACTTTTTTTCTACTATAGCGTATCCTTTGAATCTATTGAAACGATCTAATTGTGTGTGTACAATAATTTCATTATCATTAAATATAGTTAGAGACCCATGGTGGCTAGTGTGAACAGCTAAATAATACATATATCTTTATCAGTTTTATATAACAAAACGCTGGGTTAAAATCTATTGAAATCAACTACAATCTGATATAATACCTGATAAACAGGTTTTTATATGTTACAAAAATTAGGATTTTTACCAGGATTTAATAAACAAGTCACATCTACAGGAGCTGAATCTCAGTGGACTGGTGGCACTAATGTGCGTTTTAGATATGGTACTCCAGAAAAAATAGGTGGTTGGTCACAACTAGGCGATAGCAAACTTACAGGTGCTGCTAGGGGTTTACATCACCTGGTTAATAAAACAGGTATTAAATATGCTATTATTGGAACTAATAGAATTTTATACGCATACTCAGGAGAAGTTTTCTACGACATACATCCTCTAGTTAATCCATTAGGTACAGCTATCACTAGTGCGTTTAGCACGACTAACGGATCACCGACCGTAACACTTACATTTGGTGGTGCACATTCTTTTCAAGAAGGAGACATTATTTTATTTGGTGAAGCATCTACATTTAGTGCAATTACTAACTCTAATTTTACTGCCACAGATTTTGCTGATAAAAAATTTATGGTAACTTCTGTTGTAAGTTCAACAGCTATAACTATTACAATGCCTGGTAATGAAACAGGATCAGGAGCTACAACTTCTGGAGGTATAACTTTTTTTCAATACTACCATGTTGGTCCAGCAGAACAAGTTGGGGTTTTTGGATGGGGTATATCTCAATATGGTGGAACATCTACAGCTCCTCAAACAACTACATTAAATGGAGCCTTGTCTGCTAACTCAGCAGGAACCGGTGGAACAGGAACTAGTATTATTTTAACATCTGTATTAAATTTTCCAACAACCGGAACTAATTTTATACAAGTAGGCACAGAAGAAATTTCTTACACTGGAGTAAATACAGCGACAAACACTTTAACAGGAATAACTAGAAACGTTAGGGGAACAACAAATGCTCTTCACAACACAGGAGCTACTGTTACAAACTACAGTGATTTTTCTGGTTGGGGTCAATCATCAGCTGACACAGATACTGTTGCCGAACCCGGTCTATGGGCCTTGGACAATTTAGGTAGTACATTAATTGCTTTAATTTTTAATGGTGAATGTTTTGAAT